AGAGCCTGGTAAACAAAGAGTAAGAATTGTCCCTTACGTTCACAGAAAAGAAAACCCTTTCCTAGAAATGTATTTCCATTATGATATTGCAAAGAGAAGTATGCTCTCTCCAATAACATTTGGCAATGCAGATCCAGTAGTAGAATTTGCTGAAAAGCTTAAGAAAACTGGTGACAAAGATGATTGGCTAATGGGCAGAAAAATTGAACCTAAAATGAGAACATATGTTCCTGTTATAGTAAGAGGTAAAGAATCTGAAGGTGTTAAATTTTGGGGATTCGGAAAAACAATTTATTCTGAATTATTATCTATTATAGCAGATCCTGATTATGGTGATATTACCGACTTAATGAATGGAAGAGACATTGACGTTGAATTTACTCCATCTGAAGGTCCTGGACAATATCCAAAGACAGCTATTAGAGTTAAGCCTAATACATCAGCAGCTACAGAAGATAAAGCAATTGCAAAATCAATAATGGATCAGCCTAAGATAACAGATCTATTTCCAGAGCCAACATATGAAGAATTACAGACAGCATTAAATGATTGGATGAATCCAGAAAGTGCTGACTCTGATACTTCAACTCCAAAAGCAGCTGCAACTCCTGCAACTGAAACAAAATCAAATGATACTGTTACTAAAAAGACAGACGTAGCAGAAGCATTTGACGATTTATTCAATAATTAAGAAAGTTATATATGGGAAAGAAAAAGAGCGAACTGGAAGATTCGTTAGCATCAGCACTAGCAGATAGCATTAATAAACAATTTAAAGGACAGAATTATAAGTCGGCATTTTTTCTAGATGGCGACGATGATGCTCCTACAAATGTCAATGAATGGATATCTACCGGATGCTCAATGCTAGATCTAGCTATTTCAAATCGTCCTAACGGAGGTTTTCCTGTTGGTAGAATTACCGAAATAACAGGACTTGAAGCTTCTGGTAAATCGTTACTAGCAGCTCATACCTTAGCAGAGACGCAAAAAAGAGGTGGATTATCGGTATATATTGATACAGAATCAGCTAGTAGTGCAGAATTCTTAACAGCAATTGGCGTAGATTTAAAAACTATGTTATATGTTCCATTGGAAACGATTGAAGAAATATTTGAAACTATTGAAACAATTGTTGAAAATGTAAGAAAGTCTGACAAAGATAGATTAGTAACTATAGTAGTCGACTCAGTAATGGGTGCATCTACTAAAATAGAAATGGCAATGGAATATGATAAGGATGGATATGCAACATCCAAGTCTATTATATTAAGTAAAGCTATGAGAAAAGTTACTAATTGGATAGCTAGAGAAAGAATATGTTTAATCTTCACTAATCAGTTAAGAACTAAATTAGGCGTATCTTTTGGAGATCCATGGACAACTGCAGGCGGTAAAGCTTTACCATTTCATTCATCGGTTAGACTTCGTTTAAAAAATACTGGTATGATTAAGGCCAGAGTAAATGGAGCAGATCAAGTAGTTGGAAATAAAACCAATGTACATGTTGTAAAAAACAGAATGGGTCCTCCTAACAGAAAAATTGATTATGAAATATATTATGATAGCGGAATTGACAACTATGGCGGTTGGTTAAACATCATGAAGAATTTCAAATTAGTTTCTCAATCTGGAGCTTGGTATTCATTAGACGATGTTGATCCAGATACTGGTGAAGTTCTAGAAACTATTAAATTTCAAAGTAAAGATTTCATAGAAAAGGTAATACAAAATACTGAAATGAAAGATAGACTTTATAATAGAATTTGCGAAGCATATATATTTAAATACAGAGCCGGAGTAGATGGCGGTATTGATGATGTAGTAGTTGATGAAGAAGTTATAAATGAAGAAGGATAATGAATAAATATCAAGAATTATTTAAGCAACTTCAAAAAGAAAAAGAAAGTATTAATCAGAGTCCGGATGATCATATTATGATTTTTGATGGACTCAATACTTTTATTAGATCATTTTCAGCAACTCCTTCAACTAACGAAGATGGAGAACATATAGGAGGTATTACAGGATTTTTATATAGCATTGGAAAATGTGTTAGAGATTTTAAGCCTTCTAGATGTATCATTGTATTTGATGGAGTTGGTGGATCTAAACGAAGAAAAAAGATTTATAAAGATTATAAAGGTAATCGTGTTAATAAAACAAGATTGCGAAGACATGATCATCATATGCCTAGTATTGAGCATGAGCAAGAAGCTATGAGACATCAATTTAGTAGATTAGTTTCATACTTAGATGCATTACCAGTTACATTCTTATCAATGGATGGAATTGAAGCAGACGACACAATTGCATATATTACAGAAATGTATGAAGCTAAAAGTAAAAAAATAACAATTGTATCAACAGATAGAGATTTTTATCAATTAATTAATGATAAGATTCAAATTTGGTCTCCTATTAAAAAGAAATTATATGATACAGAAAAATTATTAGATGAGTTTCAAGTACATCCTAAAAACTATGTGTTATATAGAGCATTTACCGGAGATAAATCAGATAATATTCCTGGTGTAATGGGTATTGGTCCAAAGACATTACTAAAACATATTCCTAATTTAAATAATGAACGTGAATATGAATTAGATAATCTTTGGGAGACATGTAACAAAAACATAGACGAATCAAAAACATATCAAAAGATATTAGACAATGAAAATATAATATCTGACAATTGGAAACTAATGAATCTAAAACTATTAGATATTCCAGCACAAACAAAAAGTAATATTAGAAAAATTATGGAATCTCAAGTATCTGAATTAAATAAAGTAGAATTCAGAAGATTGTTTATGGAAGATAAAATGTGGTCTGTAATGAAAAATATGCCAGATTGGTTAAACAATACATGGTTATCATTGAGTGCATTTGCACAAAAAACAAAATAAATTGGATTTAATATATATTTTTTATATAATAATGTATGACAGATAAGTTAAGTGAGTATGGATGGTCTTTTCAAGTTAAAGTTTTGGCAGCTATGTTTGTGGATAGAACATTTCTACAACAAATTGCAGATATTATCCAGTCGGATTATTTTGAATCTGATGCTAATAGTTGGTTGCTAGATATTCTAATAGAACATTTTCGAGAATATAAAACTCCTCCCTCAAAAGATGTATTAAAAGTTAAAATTACTGAAATTGAGAATGATGTTCTTAAAACAGCAATATTAGAGCAATTAAAAGACGTATTTCGTTATATGGAGTCAGATGATTTGGACTTTGTAAAAAATGAAATACTTAAATTTTGTAAAAATCAAGAAATTAAGCGAGCAATAATGGATTCAGTTGGATTACTCAAAATGGGTAGTTATGATGAAATTAAAAGTAAAATTGATTCTGCTATGAAAGCCGGCGCCGACACTGATATTGGTCATGAATATAAAAAAGATGTAGTTGCAAGATATACAGAATCAGCAAGACATACTATCAGTACAGGTTGGGATGTTATCGATGACTTAATGGACGGAGGTTTAGCTCCAGGAGAATTAGGTGTTGTTATGGCACCTGCAGGAATTGGTAAATCTTGGATGCTTATTAATATAGGAGCTAACGCAATTAAACAAGGTAAAACAGTTATACATTATACATTAGAATTAAATGACAATTATGTAGGTCAGAGATATGATTCTGTTGTAACTGGTATTGCTGCACAAAATTTAAAAAACTATACTGATGATATTGAAGAAAAACTAGAAACATTGTCAGGAGAATTAATTATAAAATATTATCCAACTAAATCTACAGGAGTAATGGGTATTAAAGCTCATATTGAAAAAACTATAATGCTAGGAAATACTCCAGATTTAATTGTAATCGATTATGGTGATCTTTTAAAAGTTAACACTAAAAAAGATAAACATGAAGCACTAGAAGAGTTATATGAAGAAATGAGAGGAATGGCTGGAGAATATGAAATACCAGTTTGGACGGCATCTCAAGCAGGAAGATCTGCATTGGAAGATGATATAATTGAAGCAGACAAAATTGCATCTTCATATGGTAAAGTTATGGTAGCAGATTTCTTAATGTCATTGTCTAGAAAAGTTGAAGATAAGTTATCTGGAACTGGAAGAGGTCATGTTATTAAAAACAGATTTGGACCAGATGGCATTACATTACCAAGTAAAATTAACACAAATAATGGTCAGTTTAATTTCTTTGAGCCTCAAACAACTCAAGGTAGGCAAACAACGCAAACAATGAAAACAGGAGAAACATTGGTAAAGAAAAATTTAGCACAAAAATTTAAAGATTTAGGCGGAAGTTTAGGATAACATTTATATTTATATTAAATTAATCTTAGACCTCTATAAGGGGTCTATTTTTGTCTAAAATAAAAAAAAAGTAGGAGTCATATGAACATATCAAATAAAATTTTATCAGATATTACAGTATACATGAAGTATGCAAAATTCGTTCCAGAATTAAACAGAAGAGAAACATGGTATGAATTAGTTACAAGAAATAAACAAATGCATATTAAAAGATATCCAGCTTTAAAAGATGAAATAGAATCTGTTTATGAATTAGTATACGATAAAAAAATATTACCATCAATGAGGTCGTTGCAATTTGGTGGAAAACCTATAGAAATTAGTCCAAATAGAGTTTATAACTGTGCTTATTTACCTATTGATCATATCGATGCATTTAGTGAAACTATGTTTTTATTATTAGGCGGCACAGGAGTGGGTTATTCAGTACAAAAACATCATGTTATAAGCTTACCTCCATTAAATAAACCTTACGCTAAAAGAACTAGAAGGTTTTTAATTGGTGATAGCATTGAAGGTTGGGCTGATGCTATTAAAGTACTTATGAAATCATATTTTGGAGAACGAAGACAATCAAAAATTGAATTTGATTTTTCTGATATTAGACCAAAAGGAGCACAATTAGTCACATCTGGCGGTAAAGCACCCGGACCACAACCATTAAAAGAATGTGTTCTTAAAATTAAAGGTATATTAGAATCAAAAGAAGATGGAGATACCTTAACAACATTGGAAACTCACGATATTGTTTGCCATATTGCCGATGCTGTTTTAGCAGGTGGTATACGTAGAGCTGCTTTAATTAGTTTGTTTTCTGCAGACGATGAAGCAATGATAGGATGTAAATCAGGACATTGGTGGGAAGAATCCCCACAAAGAGGTAGAGCTAATAATTCAGCTGTATTAATGAGACACAAAGTAACTAAAGAGTTCTTTATGGATTTATGGAAAAGAGTTGAATTATCAGGTGCAGGAGAGCCTGGTATATACCTTAATAATGATAAAGACTGGGGTACAAACCCTTGTTGTGAAATAGCATTAAGACCTTTTCAGTTTTGTAACTTATGTGAAGTAAATGCTTCAGATATAGAATCTCAAGACGATTTAAATAAACGTGTAAAAGCTGCATCGTTTATAGGAACATTACAAGCAGGTTACACTGACTTTCATTATTTAAGAGACATATGGAGAGAAACAACAGAAAAAGATGCTCTAATAGGAGTATCTATGACGGGAATTGGTTCTGGCACCGTTCTAGGTTACGACTTGAAGAAAGCCGCTCAACTAGTAAAACGAGAAAACGTACGAGTCGCCAAACTAATTGGTATAAATCCTGCAGCTAGATGCACGACAGTTAAACCAGCTGGAACTACATCGTTAGCATTAGGAACATCATCTGGTATTCATGCATGGCACAATGACTATTATATTCGTAGAATTAGAGTTGGCAAAAATGAATCCATGTACAAACATTTAAGTGTTAATCATCCAGAATTAATTGAAGATGAATATTTTAGACCACATGACACTGCAGTAATTAGTATACCACAAAAAGCTCCAGCTGGAGCAATTATGAGAACAGAATCACCATTTGATTTATTAGAAAGAATAAAAAAAATAGCTACTGAGTGGGTTGTGCCTGGCCATAAAAATGGATCTAACACTCACAATGTTTCAGCTACAGTTAGTTTAAAGAAAGAAGAATGGGAAACTGCTGGAGATTGGATGTGGGATAATAGAAAACATTATAATGGATTATCTGTTTTACCTTATGATGGTGGTACTTATACTCAAGCACCATTTGAAGATATAACTGAAGATAAATATAACGAATTAATGACGTCATTAACAGACGTTGATTTAACAAAAATAATTGAAATAGAAGATGAAACCGACTTAGCTGGAGAATTAGCTTGTGCTGGTGGAGCGTGTGAAATACAATAATGAGAGTTGATGATTGGATATCAGAATTAGATTTTAAAGAAAAAATTAATTCTGATAAAGACTTTTATTGGGAAGGCGGAATGATGATAATGACAAAGAACTATCATTTAAAACGTGGATATTGTTGTTCAAATGGTTGTTATCATTGTCCATATTAATTTGGATAATTAATATAATTTTATTATAATAAAATAAAAAAATGAGTTTTAATTTCTTAGATCCTTCTAATGTCGATCGAAAGATGTTTTTTAAATGTGTTTCTTTATTATCTGAAAAAGATGGTATGGAACTTCATTTATTAAATGATTCTGTTATGACTCAATATGATAAAAATATTAATGATTTCTTGACATATTTAATTACAGTAGGCGAATATTTAGAAGAATACGAAAGATGTAGTGAATTAATATTACAGCAAAAAAAATATTCAAAGTGGTTACGAGTTAATTTAGAAACAGTTAAAGCTATTTCTATTTTATTAAATGATTTAAAAAATAAACATGACGACAAAGAAAACAATTGAATTAGTAAAAGAAGGCTTTGCTAACGGGGTTGCTCCAGGAGGACCATTAGATGATAAAGCAAAAGCTGATATGATACAATTAGCAGCAAGACATTTTGGTCATTTTTTAGATGCACTTAAATGCGATTGGAGAAATGATCCAAATTCAGATAATACTCCTCATCGAGTAGCAAAAGCATATGTTAATGACTTATGGGCTGGCAGATACGAAGGATCTCCAGATATTACAGCATTTCCATCGGATGGTTATGATGGTATGGTATTTGAAGGTGGTATTCCATTAACTTCAATGTGTTCGCATCATCATCAAACTATTATGGGTAAAGTTCATGTAGCTTATATTCCAGGTAAAGATAGTAAAGTAATAGGATTATCAAAATTAAATAGATTAGTAGAACATTTTGGTAGAAGAGGTGCAATACAAGAACAATTAACAGTTGCAATTCATAATTCAATTAATACTATTATTAATGACAATAATGGTGTTGCTGTTATGATTGATGCTACTCATAACTGTGTTAGCTGTAGAGGTGTTAAACATGGTGGTGCATCAATGAAAACAAGTAAGCTTACTGGAGCATTTAAAAATGACACTTCAACTAGAGCCGAATTTTATGAATTTGTAAAAGGATATTAATGAAACAACCAGATGCAAAAAATCATCAAATAATAAGCTTTATTAAATCTAGTATACGAATAATAGGTTATTGTTTTATACCATTTAATTTAGTAACTGCAATGCTAATTTTAGTAGCTAGCGAAGCAGTAGGAATAATAGAAGAATTAGTATGAATAAAGAAATATTATATTTTAGTGCAGCTTGGTGTGGACCATGCAAAGCTTTAGCTCCTAGAATGGAGAGAATATCTAATCAGATTAACTATAGAAAAATAGATGTAGATAATGATAAAGAATTATCTTCTAAATATGGTGTTAGAAATATTCCAACTTTAATCTTAGTACAAGATGGAGAAGCAATTAACAGATTAGTAGGATTACAATCAGAAGAATCAATTTTAAATTTTTATAATGGGTAAATTTCAATCAAGTAAAGTTTTTGACGGATTTAGTACAGTGTTTCGTCAATGGAAAGCAAAAGATACACACTGTAGATTTTTACATGGTTATGGTATATCATTTAAAGTATATTTTGAAGGTGAATTAGATGATAGAAACTGGGTATGGGATTTTGGTGGTATGAAAAGAGCTAAAACACTTATAGACGGTAAACAACCTAAAGCATGGATGGATTATATGTTTGATCATACTGTAATATTAGCAGAAGATGATCCATTTAAAGATTCATTTTTAAAAATGCAAGATGTAGAAGTAGCTCAAGTAAGAATAATTGAAGCAACTGGAGCAGAAAAGTTCTCAGAGTACATTTTTAATAAATTAAATGAATTTGTTCATATAGAAACTGAAGGTAGGGTAAGAGTTACTAAAGTTAAATTTATGGAACATGGTAAAAACGCAGCATATTACACTGAATGAAAAGAATAGAAGATTATAATAAAGTATTACCAGTTTTAGAAGTATATAGATGTGTACAATCAGAAGGATCTAGATTTGGTAGACCTACCATTGCAGTTAGAACTACAGGCTGTACTCACAGATGTTATTTTGGAGAAGGTGGTTGGTGTGATTCTTGGTATACAAGTATACACCCAGAAAAAGGTACATTTACATTTAATGATATTATTAAAATATATGATGATAATCCCCATGTAAAAGAAATGATGCTTACAGGTGGTTCACCTACAATGCATCCTGCCTTAGTAAATGAAATAACACACTTTGCAAATGAAAGAAACATTTTGGTTACAATTGAGACAGAAGGTTCTCACTTTCTTGAAACAGACCATCCTTTGGATCTTATTAGTCTTAGTCCTAAATTTAGTAATAGTGTGCCTGTACTTGGTGCTGTTACACCTAATGGGGCTATCGCCGACGAGCGTATGATTAAAGTACATAATCGTTTAAGGTTAAATAAAGAAGCTATAGGTAAAACAATTGCATATCATAAAGACTACCATTTCAAACCCGTATGGGATGGCACAGATGAAAATCTAGAAGAAATCGAGGCATTTAGAGTTGAAATGGATATCCCAAAAGATAAAACATTTATAATGCCAGCTGGAGATACTAGAGAAACATTAGTTAAAATGTACCCATTAGTATTTGAATTATGTGCTGAAAAAGGATATAATATGACTGGTAGAGATCATATAATAGCATACGACACAGAAAGAGGAGTATAATGGATGAAGCATTATTACTATTAGATGAAATAGAAGAAAATGTTAATATTTGTTGTGCGATAACAATGGATCCTGATGAAGTTCAGGAAATGATAGATAAATTACGAAGTATATTAGAAAACATAAAATAAAGGAAAAGTTATGAAAATGAAACCAATTGGAGATCAAGTTCTAATAAAAGAACAAGAAAAAGCTGGTAAAACAGAAAGCGGAATTATATTAGTAGATGGTATAGACGGAGAATTCATATATGCTGATGTTATATCAACAGGCGGCGGATTATTTACGCAAACTGGATCTAGAATACCTATGAGTGTAAAACCAGGCGATACTGTATTAATTCATAAAAATAATATAGGAAGTCAGAAAAAGATAAAATTAGATGATACGGAATATATATTAGTAAGAGAAATGGAAATATCCATGGTTTCAAACTAGTATGATAAAAATAAAAAAAGATAAAAACGTTATAAAATCTCAAATGCCAAAAAGGCAAGCTATAGCTATTTCAGTTATTTGGTATATTCTTGCAATGTCTTTATATTTTGTATTTACATCATGTAAAAAAGTTGACGAAAATGGATTTAAAACATATATTATCAATCAAGGAAGTCATTATTCAAATGGCAAACTAGATAAATTATACGGTAATAATAATAGGAAAAATTCATGGGAATGGCAAGTTATTTTTGATAGCTCAGCCATATATGAAACACAAAATCCATTAAATCAATTAGATGTTAACAAACTAATAGGATTTTCAGATTGTGGAAATCATCATTCAACATCATCTCATCGAATTGGATGGAGATATAATAACGGATTAGAATTATTATCATATAATCGTAATGATGGTAATTTTTTATTTCAATCAATTAGTACAATTAATATTAGTGACGTTATAAATATTGAGATGTCATTTGCAAATGAAAACTATATAATATGTATAGATGGAATTTGTGACACAATGCCAAGAACTTGTTCAACGTGGTCTGGTCGTAAATTTGCACTTTGGCCATATTTTGGAGGCAATGAAACTGCACCACATGATATAACGATTAAAATAAAAAATATATAATGGCAGATAATAAAGACAAAAATCCTCCAAAAGGAAACATAAAATTTAATATTACATTGTCAGATGAACAAAAATTAGCTAAAGCTGAAATATTACATCATCCTTATAATTTTATTATAGGTAAAGCAGGTAGTGGTAAAACATTATTAGCAGTTCAAGTTGCATTAGATATGTTTTTTAAACGAACAGTTAATCAAATTATTATAACAAGGCCTACTGTATCAAATGAAGATAACGGCTATCTACCAGGGTCATTAAATGAAAAGATGGAACCATGGTTAGTTCCAATCCGTTCTAATATGAGAAAAGTTTATAATAAACCACAAATATTAGAAAAAATGGAAAATGATGAAAATATTGAGTTAGTATCCTTATCTCATTTTAGAGGTAGAACATTTGAAAATGCTTGTGTGATTATAGATGAGTTTCAAAATCTGACTAAACAACAGTTAGGGATGGTATTAGGTAGATTAGGTAAAAATTCAACTATGATATTAACAGGCGATCCGCAACAAATTGATTTAAAATTTGGTAATGATTCAGCTATACATGATGTTCCTAAAGTAAAAGATTCAAAATTTGTTCATGCTGTTACTTTAAAAGATAATCATCGACATTCAGCACTAAACGAAGTATTAAGATTATTACAATCATATTCATAAATTTGGATATTACATAATTATTTCTTATTATATAATAAAAATATGATTAGATATGGTTATGCATGTGTCAATCAGACACTAACAAGTAGACCCAAAAATGAAGGCGGCAGAGTTACTACTTCAAGGACCGCACGTAAAGCTTCTTGGTATCCCGATAATTTACAGCTTATTTCAGATAAGGCCTTAGACAATGCTAAAGATTTACTTACTTATTTGAAATGGAATGATGATCATGGCATTACTTTATTTCGTGTAGGCTCCGAATTATTTCCATGGCACGATCAATATGAATTACATGATTTACCTGGCTTCGAAGAAATTGCTTATCACTTACATGCAGCTGGTGAATTTGCTAGAGAAAACGGTCATAGACTAACTACCCATCCTGGACCTTTCCATGTATTAGGTTCGCCTAGGCAAGATGTTGTAGAAAAAAGTATTATTGGCTTAGAACGACATTCTGAAATGTTTGATATTATGGGCTATGAGCCTTCCTTTGAAAATAAGATCAATATACATGTTGCCGGCGCTTATGGTGATCGTGAAGCTACTGCTAAGCGTTGGATCAAGACTTGGCATCGATTATCTGACTCTTGTAAGTCTAGATTGGTCTTAGAAAACGATGATAAAGCATCTATGTACAGTGTAAGGCATCTATACGAGCTTATACACCAAGAAATTGGTATTCCTATTACATTTGACTATTGGCATCATACCTTCTGTACAGGTGATTTATCTGAACGTGAGGCATTCTTTATGGCAAGATCTACTTGGGAGAAATATGGTGTAACTCAATGTACTCATTATTCTGAGTCTAGACGAAACGAAAAGAAAGCTTTCTTAAATGAGGTATGTAGCAAGCATGGTATTTCTTGGGATGAAATTGATACCTGGCCTACCTTTGCAAAGTTCAAGAAAGAATTCTCAAAGATAAAAGAGCCTGCCCATGCAGATTATATTGTAAATACTCCTAATACTTATGATGTTGATAATTTAGATATAGTTGTTGAGGCTAAAGCAAAAGAGTTAGCTATTTTACCGGTATTGGAAAAACAAAAAGAATTACTTATATTATAATTATGATAGACTTATTAGGATGGATTAGTACTGGGTTAGTATTGTTAGGTTATATAATGAATGCTCGTCAATTGACTATGTATGCGATGATTGCATGGATTATAGGAGATACAGGATGGATAGTATATGATTTCTTTATTGACAACTTTAGTCATCTAGTATTAAGTTTTGTCATTATATCAATTAATATATACGGAATGTATAATATAAAAAAAGCAGAAAAACAATAAATGTATCAAAATATAGCTTATCACAAGAAAACAAGCACAATGCACGTATGGGATGATGAATTAGGTCATAAAACTTTTAAGTTTAAGCCATATGGATATATCCCAGATCCATTAGGAGAATACATATCACTAAATGGTACTAAACTATCAAAGACTCCAGGTAATCATAGAGATAATTCAAATGCATTTGAATCTGATTTAAATGAAGAGGTTAGAACCTTAATAGACTTATATTATGAGTCTGATTTAGTATCTAAAGGACATGCTGACTTCTTTTTTGATATTGAAACAGCAAAAGACGCAGATGGCTATTCTACTCCAGAAGATGTTAGAACTGAAATAACATCGATAGCATATTATGATAAAGTTGGAAAAGATAGAAGAGTATTAGTATTAGATAAAACAAATAGATTATCTGATGATATTATATATGGTGATAACTATACTGTTGAAGTATTTGACAACGAAGCCAATTTATTAATTAAATTTATTAACTATTTTGCAGAAATACAACCTACTGTTATAACTGGTTGGAATACTGATGGGTATGATATTCCTTATCTTATTAATAGAATTAAAAAAGTGTTAGGTCCTAAGTCTGCAAATAAATTATCTCCAGCCGGAATAGTAGAATGGAATAAACATCGTGAAAGATATAAAATATTTGGTGTATCTAGTTTAGATTATATTAAATTATATAAAAACTTCACATATACAGAACTTCCTAATTATAGATTAGACACTGTAGGTAAGACAGAATTAGGTAAAGGTAAAATTGAATATGATGGCGATCTAGACGATTTATTTGTTTCAGATATTAACAAGTTTATAGAATATAATATGACTGATGTTGATCTTGTATCTGAGTTAGATGAAAAATTACAATTAATTGCTTTAGCAAGAACTATATGTCATAAAGGTCATGTTCCTTATGAAGATGTTTATTATGCATCTAAATATCTTGATGGCGCAGCTATTGTAGATTTAAAAAGAAACGGATTAGTAGCTCCAAATAAACAATTTAGATTTGTTGAAGATGAAGAGCAGAATAAATTAGCTGGCGCATATGTTATGCCTCCAATTCCAGGATTATATAAATGGATATATGATTTAGATTTAACTTCTCTGTATCCTTCAATTATTATGAGTCTTAACATATCTCCTGAAACTAAAATAGGTGTTATTCCAAATTGGAAGCAAGAATCATTGCTAAGTAAAGAAGCTGTTAGTGTAGAATGTAACGGACAAACTATTCCAGATATTAAACAATGGTTAATTGACAATAAATTTACTGTTGCAAGTAATGGAGTAGTATACGATACAAGAAGTAAAGGATTTCTTCCAAAGATATTAGAGAAATGGTTTGACGAACGTGTTAAATTTAAGAATGAGCGAGATAATCATGAAGTTGGTAGTGATAAGTATAAATTTTATGATGCAATGCAATTAACACAAAAAGTATTGTTAAATTCATTTTATGGAGTATTAGGATTAAAAACATTTAGATTTCATGATCTAGATAATGCAGGTGCTATTACAGCAACTGGCCAGAGTGTTATTAAATTTTCTGCAAAAGTTATTAACGGGTATTATAAAAAAGAAGTAGGTAAGGACTATTTTATTAATGCTAATGGCAATAAAGCAGAATTTTCATTCTATACAGATACAGATTCAACTTTTGTATCTAGTTTACCTTTAATAGAAAAAAGATATCCTGGATTTGATGAATTTAATGAAAAGTTTATGATTGAAAAGACAAATGAAATAGCATCTGAAATACAAGCTCATGTAAATAAAATGTATGATCAATATGCAGTTCATTTTCATAATACATCTGATCATAGATGGCAAATTAAACAAGAATATGTTGCTAAATCTGGTTTATGGATAGCAAAAAAGAGATATGCTCAATGGGTAATATTTAAAGAAGGTAAGCCTACAAATAAAATGGATATTAAAGGCTTAGATGTAGTTAGATCATCGTTCCCTACAGAGTTTAAAACTATAATGAAAGAGACATTATGGTATGTACTCAAAGAAAAGTCAAAAAATGACACAACTAATTTAATAATGGATTTCAAAGACAAAATACAAGATTCACCAATATTGGATGTCATGAAAAATACAGGCGTTAAGAATATTACAAAATACACAAAAGGAAGAAAAACATTATCTGGATATCCGTCTGGAACTCCTATACATGTTAAATCTTCAATAAATTATAATGATATGCTTATGCACCTAGGAGTAAATAAGAATGCAAAAAACTTTGCAAATATTCAAAACGGAGATAAAATTAAATGGGCATATCTTAAAACAAATTCAATGGGATTTGATTCAATTGCTTTAAAAGGATATGAAGATCCAAAACAAATAACAGAATTTGTTGAAAAATATATTGATAGAAATAAAATATTTGATAGAGAGATTAGAGGTAAATTAGATGATTTTTATGCATCAATGAATTGGGATAAGCTCCCGGAGAATAATAATATGAATAAGTTCTTTTCATTTGGATAATTCAATAAAATTAATTATAATAAAGAAAAAATATGTACGGTAAGCATCAATGGAAAGGTAGAGAAGTAGAAGGTCGATATTCAGATCTTATGACTTTCTTTATCAGAGACCTAAATCATAATATGAAAAACACTTATGGTTTAGAAGTAGAAAATTTTAATGAATATCCTCATTATTATTTTACAATTGAATTTATGAAAAAGTCTATGAAAGACGAAAAATATTTGGAAAGTATTAGACGTATTTTAGATGAATCAAATTGTGCTGTTACTATAGAAGCTACTAAAGACACATTAGACACAATTAAACCAGATCTATTTAATAGATGTCATATTATATATAGGATTTCAGATCCTTATTTAGAAATGCTTAAAGATACCGATACATTATCAATTGATGCAGGTTGGTATAGAGTTCATCAA